ATAATAAACTAGTAAATATTTTTGTGTTATTGATTTCTCCTACTCCACCTAGTATATTTTTTATTACATTATAATGTGTTACGCATAATATTTTTTTTTCAGGTCTTTCTAATAACCATTTTAATAATTTATCTGATAAATATGTAACTTTCCTCGGTGCATTATTTGCTTCATATGAGTTAGACCATTCAGGTGTAATTAAACTAAGGTCTATTTTATCAAATAAGGAATAAATTTGAAGATTCTTATCATTTAATAAATTTACTATGCCTCTAAAATGATTTTCAGGCAATTTACTTCCCCCTACTTCTTTAAGATATGGATGGCAAATTATAGGAATATCTATATTATCAAATGCAATTATTGCTGTTTGAATAGCTCTTGTTAATGGTGAAACAACTATTAATTCAGGTAAATTGTTTTTATCAGGCCACGCTGATTTTGCCTGTATTACACCTAATCTACTTATATAACAATCAAATAATGATGGACTATCTATTTCTCTTTTTCTACATATTTGTCCATTAGATTCTGCGTGTCTCATAAAATATATTGTTTTGAAATTATTCATGTTTGTATATACAATAATTAATTTAATTATTAATTTAATAAATATTTTATCATAATATTAAGTATATTTTTATATAACTATTAATATATACTTAATTAAAATGGCTATGCGATTATCTTTAAATAATATATTAAAATTTACGGGATATATTACCCCTTTTTTATTAACATTCTACTTAGTTATGTCATCTGTTATTAATAATGATGTTAAAGCAATAATATATTTAGCAGGTATATTGATAGCACTCTTCTTAAATAAAAGTATATTTGTGAACCTTTTTAAAAGTCCTGTTTTACCCGATGCAGCAGAGTCATGCAACCTATTTAGTTCAGGTGTAACAGTAACACAATATAATAGTCCAGCATTTAACAGTGTTTTTATGGGATTTACAATGATTTATCTTATATTACCTATGATAAATCTAGGTTCTCCAAACGTATCTGTAATATTATTTTTAGTATTATTATTTTTATTAGATGCTATTACAAAATTAACTGATAGATGTACTACTATATCAGGTGTAGTATTAGGTTTATTAATAGGTGGATTATTAGGTTCTTTATGGTTTACTTTATTAGATTCATTAGGAGCTAAAGACCTTTTATATTTTAGTGAAACAACCTCTAGAGGTGCCGTATGTAGTAGACCCAGTAATCAAAAATTTAAATGCAAACTTAAAACAAGTACAGGTACAAGTATAGGTTAATATGTTTTTAAGGATAAAATTTGCCTCGGTTATTCTGTAAAAATATTGTCACGTTTTTTAATACCATTTGTCTTGCCATTCCATCACTTAATTGTCTATTATGTAATGGACGTCCTATTTCTTGTTTAAAATAGGCAAATATTTTTGAAAAATTTGCTCTTTTATACAGTTCCAATCCATTTACCGAATATTGCGGTGAACCTGTTCTAGCATTTACCGAATTATGAAATCCACATAACATCTGTTTTAATTTTTCTTTGGTATTTACATGTCCTATATTTATTTGTTTCATAAAATTTACTGCATGATCTCTACAATCAGGACAAGGTAATACACCACATATATTTTTTATATATGATAACACCTCTACTTTTATACCGTCATATTCATTCTCTTTAATTTTTTCAGCTAAAGTATGAAAAAAATACCAAGTAGGCGTTCCCCATGATTTAGACATTTCAATAATATTAATCTATATAAAGATATCATATTAATATTATAATAATTAACATATAATTTTAATGACGCAATATATAATTGAAGATAATATTGATTTTTTTGCAGAAATAAATAAAACAACCTTAAATAACTGTATCATAATTGATAATGACAATGATAAAGACAATGATAAAGACAATGATAATTCTTTAGAAAAATGCTTAATTAGTAATAAACCTCTTGATAAAAATCATATTAAACTTCAATGTAATCATACATTTAATTTTATACCTTTATATTTAGAAATAAAGCAACAGAAAACTATTAAGAATTTTAATGAAATTATTTTATTAAAAAAAAATCAAATAAAGTGCCCTTATTGCAGAAATATACAAAGTAAGTTATTACCATATTATAATAATCATATTGTATCATTAGAAACTAATATTGTTGAAAAAATACCAGGTGTTAATATGCCAAAAAAAGATTGCATGTGGTTACATAAATGTTCTGGAATATTTAAAGGAGGACCTAATAAAGGACAACGGTGTAATAAACTATGTAATGATTTTATGTGTTCACAACATATTAAACAACTTGATAAAAACACTAATACTATAATAACTAGTACATCGGTTAACAGAAATAATCAAACTTGTAACAAATGTAACGCTACTAACCTTAATGGCAAAAAATGTAAAAAATCAGGGAAAAATTGTGTAACTATTTCTGTAGATGGTATTGAATATAAAAAATACTTATGTACTACCCATAATAATAAATACCTTAAATTTAAGGATACATGGGACAACTATGATTTAAAAATATATTTTACTTAAAATAAAATAAATATATCATACTATCATATATAATATGGATACTAAACAACAACTTGTTGAAAATATTAAACAATGGATTAAAAATGATAATGAAATAAGACAATTGCAAACAGAAGTAAAAAAACGTAAAGATAATAAAAAAATACTTTCCGAAAAATTAGTAGAAGTCATGAGAGATAATGAGATTGATGAATTTGATATAAGTGATGGAAAATTAGTATATTCTAAAAAAAAGGTAAAAGCACCTTTAAGTAGAAAGCACCTTGTAGATAGTTTAATGAAGTTTTACGAGAATGATAAAAATATGGTCGAGCAAATATCAACACATATTATGGATACAAGAACTGAAAGTGTTAAGGAAACTATTAACCGTAAAATAAATACACAGAAGTAAATAGGCACAAAAATAAATAGGCACAAAAGTAAATATGTAAATCTATTTGATAACTATATTAATATATAATTAATTATTAATATAGTATATATGATCCCATTTACTGAAAATAAAATATCTCTTGATAATCAAGTATCTTATAGTCCCACTCCTAAAAATGAACCTTTAGATATAAATAATACATATCAACAAAATAACAATGGAAATACATTTTTTGATACTTATCAAAATAATATTACAGATTATGACAATACATCAGTCTACAATTCAGAATTAGATGAAGAACCAGAATTAGATGATGAAGAAACAGAAGTAGATGAAGAAGAATCAGAAGTAGAATCAGAAGTAGAATCAGAAGTAGAATCAGAAGTAGAATCAGAAGTAAAATCAGAAGTAGAATCAAAAGTAGAATCAGAAGTAGAATCAAAATTAGATGAAGAATCCGATTCAGAAGTAGATCAAGAATTAAATAATGAAGAATCAGAAGTGGATGATAATGAAGAAGATTATGAAGAATTAGATGACGAAGACTATATTGAAGAAGATATTTACAGCGGATATAGCGGATATGATACGGCGGGTTATTCAAGTAAATTAATGGATAAACATAAATATAAATATCTTATTCAAAAACAGGTTCGAAATATTAATACCATTGATTATGATAATATTACCAATATTAACTTGGCAATTTATAAAATAAACGATTCATCTATCAAACATTTTTTAGAATTTTTACTATATAAATTTAAAGATAGTGGTCTATCTAATTCTGATTTAGAAAAGAGTATACTAAGAAATAAATTCCCTAAAAAAATAGATGAACTTAATTACACATATAATTTAAATACTGTTGAAAACACGCTTATATTTCCAAGACTGGAACTTAATAAAGATATTACTTTGAAAGAAAATATAATTAATTTTTTTGAAGATATATTCTATAAAGAAACTGATAAAAAATTTAACAAGAAAAAATATATTATAGATGGATATATAGTTTATGACAATGAACCCGTTATATTTATAAATGTCAGTAAGATTTCAAAACAATTTGAAAAGAATTATATTGATTTAAAAAAGAAAAACGATGAATGGTGGTGGTGTACAATTTCTGAAATTTTAAACACTGGACATATATTCAATTTTCCAATACATAAATCAGTAACAAAATTCTTTTTGAATAATCCAAATACATATAATTTATATAACTTGTCAAATGATAATTCACTTGAGATACCAAGTGTCGCCTATATTGGCGATAATTATAAAAAGGGGTTATTTAGAGCAATGCTAGGTTCTACGAGATCAATGGGTGCAAATAGTCATTTTGGTCCATATTATTATTCAACTACATTTCAAAAAGCGGTTTCATATGCTGGGTGGAACGATACCAATATCAAAAATAATAAAGCACTTATAATAAGATATATTATTTTTAAAGGATTTGGTAAAATTATTTTAAATAATAATTTAAATAAAACAACCAACTTAGAAGATATTACGGATATAACTGGTAATTGGACTAAAATATATAATAATATAACTGCTGGAAGATTATTATTAGATGATAATTCTTTATTTGAACATGAACCAACTATCAGCACAAGCTTATATATACAAAGACAGAGATTGTCTTATGCTATATTAGATAAAAAATATTTAGGTGAAAAATGGGACCCAGATGGTATTTATTCTATAGAATAAAATATTTATATTTGTATTTATATAATATGGTTAAAGCAGTAACAGCAAGTCAAAAAAGAAAAGGTTTACCTTATGGAAAAACTGTTCGTAAACTTAAAAGAAAAACAAGATCACCGTCGTCAAGTGTTAGTTATAATCCACCATCAAGCAATGAAGAATATAATAAAAATAGTCCACCTTATATACCTCGTTATACAACAAATGATGAGCTTAATAATGTAACTAAACAATTAGATTATTTAACCGTTAGAAAACCAAATAGACGAACACGAAAAAAAAGATTAAGAAAAAAAATAAAGAAAAGAAAAAATCAATAAAATACGTTAATGTTTGAACATAATATTTAGTAAAATAATAATATAAATATTATATATAAATATGGGAAAAGCAAAAACCGGAACAAGAAAAATAAAAACTAGAGTTTATGGAAGAAAAATAAAGAAGCCCAGAATCCTGAGAAATAATAATAGTCCTGTTTACATTCCTCGTCTTCCTAGTCGCAGTCGTAGTCGTAGTCGCAGTCGCAGCCGCAGTCTAAGTCTAAGTCCTATGAGTAGTTCTAATAAGAATAATGATAATATGAATAATTTAGCAAATTTGATTAGTGGGATAAAGATGCCAAAAACTAGAAAACCAAAAAAAATAAAGTCCCCCAAACAACCAACAAGGAGATCAACACGAGGACGAATCCCAAGAGGAGCTAAAGAGGAACTCGTAAAAAAATACGTTGAACAATCACGACAATTAACTCAAAAAAATAAAATCAAACGTAAAGCAAAAAAAGACTTTAAACAAACTGTAAATAATAATTTATCATCTCTTTTAAGCAAAGCAATGGGAAGTAAAAAAAGAAGAAAATCCACAAGAAGATAAATGAAAAAATATAATATTTATATTATATATAAATATGGGAAAATACAATCCTAAAAAAAAGTCAAAAGGTTTAACAAAAAAGGCAAGGAAAATATCAAAAAGTGATTTAAAAAAACAAAAACGTCAAACAAAAAAGGTTAAGAAATCTCCTTTAAGAAGGATTATGTCTGTGTCTAATTCACGTAGTCGTACAAAAAGTTTATCAGCAATGTCATTAAATAGTTTACTACCATCCCCAGTTACATCTCCAGCAAGAGCGATACGCCAGGCAGAAAAGATTGTTAACTCACTATCTCCAAATAATAAATCAAATAGTAAACCACGTAGATCAACAAGACTTAGAAGACCACCAAAACGTTATGGACAAATATCCTCATAAAAATTAAATACTATTACAAAAGTTTGAAAAAATAAGATATGAAGATAACACACAATAAAAATTATATTATGTAATTATATTATATAATATATTATGAATTATTTTATGAAATTATTAATAGCAATAGTTATAGCGGGTCTTATTGCAGGTTCTATTACACATATATTTAATTTCTTATCTATCCCCGTATCTATCTATGGACTTTATTTAATCTGGATAATTGCCTTACTTTTACTTAGTTTTATAATTCCAAAAAGAAATAAATTTGTTTAAGTGTTAAATATCTTTTTTATTATAATTTTGTGTTGCCCTTCTTTAAGTTATTTTATTATATTAATTTGTAAATTGAACTAAATATATTATTACAAATTAATATATAAATAAACATATCTAATATGGAAAAAAAAATTAACAATAAATTAAAGAAATATAATGATGGTTTTAAAACTGATTTAATTAAACAAATTGATATTCTAAATCAAAAATTCATTGATAATGTACAAAATAATTACTGTTCAACTAATGATTTAGATAATTGTATTAGTAGTATAGGTCAACTAAGAAATCTTATTATAAACCACGAAGAGTGTTATTTAGATAAAAATGATTTCACAAAAAGATATAGGAAAAAAAATACTATATCATTACATGAACAATGTTGTGCTAAACGCGCAAACGGTCAACAGTGTACTAGGAGAAAAAAAATAAACGAAGATTATTGCGGTACACATTTAAAAGGCACACCAAACGGTGTTGTTGATAAAGATAATAAACAAAACAATAAACCTTCTATGAAAACAATTGAAATACGACAAGAAGAAATATTAGGCATTATGTATTATATAGATGACCATTTTAATGTATATAAAGCAGAAGATATTCTAAATGGAATTAGAAATCCAAATATCATTGCAAAATGGAAACAAAATGGGGAACAAAAAGAATTACTTAATTAATATTTTAAACATTACAATTAATGCTATTATATTTTTTAATATATAATAAACATGAAAGATTTATGTATATATAGGGGAAAAGTTAGAGATATTTATGAAGTAAGTAATAAAACAAGGGATATAATTTATAAGCATATTGTTGATAGTTTTAAATTGGTCCAACTTTACTGCGGATTCTATTTTGTGGTATATTTTATCGACTATTTCGAAATTCATAGGAAAATACTCCCGTCATCACTCAGTTATGATATGCTCTATTCAGAATTCGCCATATTTCACCGCCTGCCTGGAAACTGTATCTGGCACTTGTTCACTACCGGATTAGGTATCATTGGCATACTCGGAATGCTCCGCGTTGACTGCAAATTTGTTACGCCAAAAACTACCAATCGCCTCCTCGTCGCATGCTGTTGGGTATATATTATTGTGCGATACATTGTGCCTGATGCAGACATCGCAACTATGTCATGGCAAACCTTTGTCTTGTGTGCATATCTCACCTATTTATGCAAAATCGACAAGATTAAGGGTATTACCCTCCTCACTACAGGGTTAGTCGCCCAAGAACTATGTCACATATTTTATGGAGAGAAAACTATGATGACCGACTATTTGGGAGACAACACTCTCTCAATTGGAGATAAAATACTTAAAGGTATTATGCACACTGTATACCTTATTCCTTTTGAACTGCAAGCAGTATCTGACTCGTACGTGAACTATCATATGTCGGGGATGGTAAACAAAATGAATTAATTAATATTTTTAAATTAATACTTATTATATTTTTTTAATATATAATAAGCATGAAAGATTTATGTATATATAGGGGAAAAGTTAGGGATATTTATGAAGTAGGTGATAATCATTTAGTTATGAATGCTACTGATAGAGTTAGCGCTTTTGATAAACATATTGGTATTATACCCGGAAAAGGTGAATTACTTAATAAAATGAGCGAATATTGGTTTAATCAAACACGACATATAATTGATAATCATCTTGTCGATAGTTATAAATCGGCTGCCTTAGTTAAAAAAACTACACCTTATAAAATAGAATTTATAATTAGAGCTTATATTACTGGTAATACAAGAACAAGTCTATGGGTTAATTATAAAAAGGGAAAACGACGTTATTGTGATAACGTTTTACCTGATGGATTAACAAAAAATCAAAAATTGCCATTTCCTATTATTACTCCTACTACCAAAGGTGATGTTGATATACCTATAACCCGTGATGAAATTATTAAAAATGGTTATATGACTGCTGATGAATATGATTATATTGCTTCTATAGCATTTAAATTATTTTCTTTTGGGCAAGTTACTGCTGAAAAATTCGGTTTTATTTTAGTTGATACTAAATACGAATTTGGTAAAACATCTGACTGTAAAATCATATTAATAGATGAATTACATACCTGTGATAGTAGTAGATATTGGATTAAAGATACTTATGAATACAAATTTAATAAAGGCATTGAACCAGATAAATTTGATAAAGATTGCATTCGTGACTGGGTTAAAAGTTCTTGTAAAGATCCATATAAAGATATAATACCTGAATTACCAACAGAAATTATATCATGGGTATATAATAATTATAACTTATTTTACAAAAAATTAACATACAAATCATAATATATTTTAAATATTTAGTATTATATATAATGAAACTGAAATATTTTATATTTTTTTTATTGGTCTTTATACAATATATTTGGGATAGAGCAACCACTTATTGCAATACTATAGAAGGTGAAATTTTACTAATAATACACCACTTTATAGCCATATTTGCTCTTATTGGTTGGTATTATAATCCCTTTTATCATTTAATTTTATTAACTATTATCGGATTATCATGGTTAACTATTAATAATGATACTTGTCTTTTATCAACTGTTAATAATAAAATGTGCGGATGGAATAAAAATACAGAATTTAAAAGTTTTTTAGTAAGATTTAAAATCTCAAAAATACATAACCATATACAAAAATTTATTGGTTTAGGTCTTATAATTTATGATATTATTTATTTAATTAAATATGTTAAAAAGTCCAATAAAAACAATATATATAATATATTATCGCAATTCTAAAATATCTATATAAGCATTTAATATCTGAATTACCATAATAAATTATATATATTATTCTTCATTATCTGAAAAAATATTTTCTATATTATTAGTTTCAGTATCTGCTTCATAATCTTCTTCTAATCCTATTTTCTCTTCTATATTGTCCTCTATATTGTCCTCTATATTGTCCTCTATATTATCCTCTGTATTATCCTCTGTATTATCCTCTGTATTATCCTCTGTATTATCCTCTGTATTATCCTCTGTCCAATAATTTTTATTTTCACTTCCGGGTGATTCAAATTCAAGTAATTTTGTCGAATTATCTGTATCTGGCATTTTATTTTCCTTTCTCATTTGTGTAGTTCTAAAAGATAACTCGCCATATCTAACTTCTAACTGTTTTGGCGTATGTATTACTTCTTTATCGTCTGGAAATAAGTCTTCAATGGGTGTATCCTGACTTTTTGGAGATATAAAAACATCTGCACTTGAATCATCACTACCGACATTTGTTTTTAAAGTTTCAGGTCTTTTTGGTTTTTCTGGTATATTATTTAATTCATTTATAGATTCTGGTTCTGGCATAGGTTCAGTTATTGGTTTAATTTCATGTTCATAATCAGGTGCATTTGAAAGTGGACAACCAAGACATGAAAAAAAACTACGAACGCATTTAGTTACGCAATTTACCATTATATTATTTATATTATTAAGTTATATTTAAACTTTATATAAAAAATATTATTTAAAATCAGGTTAGATAATATTTTTATTTGACTTCTGTTCAGTATATTTATTTATTGTTTCTTTATTTATTGTTTCTTTATTTATTGTTTCTTTATTTATTGTCGGGTGTATCTTAACCTCATGTATTTCCTCTTTATAAATATGACCGCTGATTATACATGAACCCATATTATACAATTATATTATTATTATTTTTATATTTTTTATATTAATGATTTTATATTAGAAATCGTGTCCTATTCCGTTTCTAGCATTTGCCATTTGTAACATTTCACTACTAACCTTATCTAACCCTTCAGTCCTAAGTGGCCCATTCGGACGACGCGGACTCATTATGTGACTCGGTTCGGCTGGGCGTCTAGGTTCCTTAATATTGATAGGCCAGCAAATGTAACAGATAATAGATCCCATCAATATATTTAATCAAGTTATATTGTTTTTGTTTTCTAATTACTTTGTTTGCTTGTTTGCCCCTTTATATACTATTTTATCTCTTAAAAATAAAATATAAATGGTTTCAATTTTTTATTTGCTTCCAGTTTTAAGTAAAATGCCCAAAACTATCACTATAAATATACCCCACATATGTTGTCCTGCTAATCCATAAGTATGAGGCCATTCCATTATACTATAAAAAAGCAGATTTTTTATATAAAGTATGTTATTACGATGATCTATTAACTTACAATGTTCTGGATATTCATCTGGAGTTATTAAATAAATACTGCGATTAAACTTTTGCTCTTCTGATATTTTATCCTTTTTACTTTTATTTTGTGTAATTTGCCAATGTATAAAATATGGTTTGTCTTTACTGTTTTTATTATCAACAATATATCTCCAAGAATATGGATGATTACACATTAACCTCTTAAATGCTATATTGCTAAGATTATCTTCATTGAAAAAATTATGGAAAAATGCCCATTGTGTCCATTTAGGACACATTACTATATTATGTAATTCATTTGTCATATATCTAAATTTATCGCTATCTGGATTTTCTATATCAAACATTACTATTGTTCTTCGTCTGGAATTAGGGTCTTCTATTGATTTTCTTGCTTGGTGTATTAGAGATGATGGAAATAAAACCGCCATTCCTGGTTCTATTTCAACATCAACACATCTTATTAAATTTAACGAATCCTCTTCTAATCCAAATGTAACCGAACTATTACTAAAATATCTAAATACTGCTTTATCAAGATAAATTACAGCAGAATAATTTTGAACTGATAAATTCATTCTCTGACCCGGTGTTCCTCCAAATAAATGTCTATCTCTGTGACAATCGGCATTATATCTTTGCTCAAATGTTTTTCTATCATTAGCACGGCATTTTATTGAACGAATATTAGACCAACCTAATTCATTTTTAAATCTCGGTAAAATATTTTCATTTAAACTTATTTTTAACATACTATCATCTACACCTTTATTATCATCAAATGCTTTATGAACAGAAGTTAATTCTTCACCTGTTAATCTAATTAATTTTACATTACTATTAAAAAGAACAGAATTAGTTGCTTTAGAACCTATTTTTTTTTCAACTATTTTTGATGTAATATCCTTATAACTATTTTTAAACATTTTATATATATTTAATAAAATATTTGACAATACATTTATATTAATTTTTTTGTTTATTATAAATCAATCTTTTAACTCTACATATTGCTCATATCCCTCATCATTCTCTAAAACATTTATTTCTGCATCTTTGGTTTTATTTATTTTAGTTATTTTAAAGTATCGTTTAAATCGTTTCTTACCATCTTTTGTTTTACCATCTGACTTACGTATCGGTTCCATATCAAAATTACATGATTTTAATATTTGTCTTGTTATGTTTATAATAGGCCATTTTTGACTTTCTTCTGCATTCTTATGCAATGAAGTATGTGATGATGAACTAAATAACTTCTTTAGTTCTGGTATATCTTTCTTTATTTCTTCATATAAATCTGTGTTAAGTAATATATCACGAGGTATCAACTGTCCATCTAATTGTTCAACGTTTTCAAATTCAATCCCTACTTTATTAAGAATTTTTTTGATAGTTTCATTCATTATAAATATATTAATAATAATTAATCGCTAATTAAACATAAAAATTGATAAAATATATTAAATATTTTTTATTAGTTAATACTAATACTTAATACTATTAAAATGACCCAATTAGCAGTAGAACCTGATTATTATTCCCCTAATACAGATATTAATGGAAATTACATAGATGGAGATGTACGACCTTGGCCCAATGAGGGTATACGATGCCCCTGTGGTACTAGAAAAGATAACATTTTTACATCTAGGCAAAAATTAAATTCACATAAAAAAACACAAGGTCATCAAAAGTGGTTATGTGACCTTAATAACAATAAACAAAATCTTTATATTGAAAATATAAAATTAAAGGAAACAATTAGAAACCAAATTAAATTAATTACACAACAAGGTAATGATATTACTCTTAAAAATTCTTTAATAGCAACCCTTACACAAGATATACAAAATTTAAAACAACCTAATGTTGACCTACTTGATATAAATTTTAATTAGCTTAAATAAAAAATTGAAATATATTTAAACAATATATAAATAGACAAATATATAGTGTTATACATTAATAAATAGTAATAAATAGTAATTAACAATGACTACATCTAAAATGTTAATGATTGCTATGATTGCTTCTAATATGTTTACTCTAACTAGAGCCGATTATGAAACAGATAAGGGATTCATTGAAGGAACTGGATATATGGACCAGTCAAGAAACTATGGATATGTTTATTATTATTGTGGTGATATTAAGCATGAACTTGGCGATGCTTGTTGTATTAATTCTTCTGGTGTAAATAACCTTAAACAAGATACAGGGTTTGATGTAAAATGTGGTTGTTATTGGATTGAGGAAGATGTTTGCATCAAGGAAACCAATATAGTGGTGGCTTGTATAACACCATTTGCAGTTGGTATATTTTGGTTGATTGCGGTTGTATTATGTGGAGCTAAAACACAGCATACAATCGTAGGTGGAGCGATGTGCCAAGTTCCATGTATTCTTACACCTTGTGATTTGTGGCGGGCAATCATGAGCATTTGTAACATTTGCCGACGTAGAGAAGAAGTTACTTCTGACTCAAGTGACATGGATAAATCTAATAAACCTGTCCTTAAAAAAGGAGCAAGCAATTCTTCTACCGCAACAACCCAAAGTATCGAATCTTCCGCTTCTACCGCCTCTGTAACATCTCGACGTGTGTAAAATAAAAAAGCAAAAAATAAAAAAAGCAAAATAAAAAATATATATAAATAAGAAGTTTTTTGTTTATTATGATATCAATATTTAATAAGATTATCATTCCAATCCTCAACACATATATCCCATTTTTTTTCTACCGACATTTGTTTGTATTCTAGATAATATTTTTTGATATTTTCTAAATTAAAATCTACATCAATATGTTCAACATAATTTTCATCAAAATAATAGCACAAAGCATCTTGATCCCAAATTACATTTCCCTTCCTATTAATTCCGGTTGTTTTCATTATGGACTTATATAGAAGTCTCTTATTTCCTTCAAGGACATCTTGATTGTTTCTAACACATATTTTATAATTTGAAATAGGAAATACTACGAAAGGCATTTCATTTACTTCAAAGAATTTACGGAAATTTTTCATAATATTAAGTGCTGCTTCAGGAGGGTGATGAACAATCATTTCATATGTATTATCTATTTTCGTTCTTGAATATGTATGTGTATCTGAATTTTTATAATCTGAATAAAAATCAGTTGATTCATTATCAGACATATTTATTAAGTTATGTTTATTAAGTTAATATTATAGATATAGAGTAATTTATTCCTTTAATTAAAATAAAAAAGTACTTCAATTTTTTGTGGGTTTTATCAAATAATATCAAAATTATAAATTAAAATACAAATTTCACATTATTTGGCCAAAATTTTACTGCAAATGTAATAGCAAGACCAACCCAAGCTATCAACAATACTCTACTAACCCTCTTAACATTTTCATTTCTCATATCAATATATCTGAATGTAACCTTATATTCTAGTTCCTCCATTTTGTCCTTCATATTTTTCATATCTTTTATAATAATATTAATATGTTCATTCATATTAATAATATGAGCTTGCATATCTCTTATTTTATCCTTATCTCGGTCTCGTCCTTGTACCTCATCCTCATTTAAACGAAGGCGTTTATTGCTGTTGCTAACACGTCTAGACATACCAACTATAATTGTTATATAATTTTATTTAAATTATTTAAATTATCTGTTATTAATCCTTTATTAATATGTTATCATAATTAAAAAATTATAATAACAATTTCAATTTTTATATTAATCTTAACCAGTAGCATAATCCGGAGTTAGCACGATTTTCTCACCTGTTTCTTGAACAACATCAACATTTACATCTGAAATTACAATAGGATTATTTTTCGAACCTGGTGGACCAGATATTTCCTCCTTTTCCTGAGGTGGATTATTAATATGATCAATTTCTTCTTGAGTAAACGGAATAAGACCTGGAATTTCTTCCTCTTCACTATCATATCCACTTGGTGGAGCAGTCATTTTATTAGAAACAACATCAATATTGTAAGACAATTCTTTATGTTGACCAAAATAAATTTTACTCCAATCCTGTAGTTGATTAATATAATCCTTTTCAACTACTCCAACAGGTGCAGTATCGTGACCAGGCACAGTTACCTTGAAAACAATCTCGGTTTTATAAGACTTGCTATGCGTATCGGATGTATCGGATGTATCAGACATAATTAATATACTATATAACACACTATTTAAAATAAATAAAATGTTTTATTATGTTTCAATTTTTTTAAATTGAAATTAATTTAAATAATTAAACAATTAAACAATACATATATAATATGATTAATATAACAAATATAACAAACACAACAGACATGACAAATTCAACAGATAATCCACTTAATAACGATGATGGCGATGATGTTATATTGAATACATCTAAAATTGTAGCTATAGTGATATTTGCAACACTATGTGTAATTCCCTGTTCCTATCATTTGATTATTAAACCGCTATGCAATACACCTAATCAAACTCAAAACATAAGGGAAATAGAAGATATATTTAACGATAATCCAAATAGACCTCTTAATGATGAAATAGAAAATGGTGAAAAAAATAACAATCAGAATACGAATTCTGATATGTATACCCAGTTATAAATATATTATTACATTATCTTACATAGTTTACGATTATTATTTTTTATTCATTTACACAACACGTATAAATATCGCGACAATTGCTTGTACAAAAGTTGGTTTCATTAGTTATATCACAATCACAATATCCTTGTGCTATAAACACATTTTTATGATTTAATACATACCTACACCAGTTACATTTATACTGGCAGCTAGTATCATCATCACATATAAAGACAGAACAATAATGGGTTAATTTCCTTTTTTGATCTATTTTTATGCAGTTATTTGTATAAGGTTTTTGTCCATATGTTATATTTTTTGAAAACACATAAAATATAAATATCACTGAAAATATAAGTTTCATTATAAATAATTACTATTGTTATTATATATAATGTTAATAAAATTACTATTCTTCAATTTTAAGTTTTCAGTAACAAAGTTTTTTTAATTATAACTTTATTTCAAATTTTCATTTTTGGACATAAAAAAATGTCCATTTTCGGATTTTTTGAAAAAGATATTGAAAAAAACCTAAAAAAGTGGTTTACACCATAATGGTTTGTTTTGGAGTTTAAGATTTTTCGGTTTGTTACGATAAAATTTTAAGAAAAAGATAAGTACATTTGAAAAAGATTTAGGGGTTTTTTATGTCAACATTTATATATTGACAAATGTTGACACAAAAAACCCCAAAAAACCCCAAAGAGTTTTTTTGCAAAAAATGTGACTTTGTATCGTCAAACAAAAAAGATTATGATAGACATTTGGCAACCGATAAACATAAAATGTTGACAAATGTTGACAAAAAAACCCCAAAAAACCCCAAACCATTTCAGTGTGTTTGTGGAAAACAATATAAGCATAGACAGAGTTTGTCTGTTCATAAGAAAAAATGTAAAATAGTGGAAAATGTAATAGTAGAAGATACGTCTGAAAATAAATTAATAAATGAAAAAGATATGATGTCTGTTCCAATAGAGATGTGGGAAAGGGTTATGAATCATATGGATAAACAACAAGAGGCATTAGTTAGTTTATCTTCAAAATCTTCAAAAACTATAAATAATAATTTTAATATTAATATTTTTCTTAATGAAACATGTAAGGATGCTCTTAGTATAACAGATTTTGTAAATTCACTACAATTAAAATTAGAAGATTTATTATATTCAAAGCAAAATGGAGCTATAGAAGGAATTAGTAATGTTATAATAAAGGGTTTAAATGAATTAGATATAGCTAAACGACCGTTACATTGTACGGATGTAAAACGAGAAACACTTTATATAAAAGACGAAAATGGTTGGGAAAAAGAAAATAAGGATAAGGAAAAGTTAAAAAAAGCAATATTTACTACACAACAGCGACAAGCAAGACTTATAAAAGAATGGCAAAAAGAAAATCCAGATTGGGCAGATAACATGGCAAAAATGGAAGAATTTCATCAGTTTGTTCAGAAAATATATATGGATGATGGTGAGGAAAATAAGGTAATAAAGAATATAGCCAAAGAAGTTCAATTAACTAAGAATTAAGTATTTTAATTAACTAAAATATTTAAACACTATTTATTATTAAAACATAAATGAATAACAGTATTGAATTTTACGAAGAAAACAGTTGTATTTTTTACGATAACGACATGTTATATAATAATTATAGTAACAATGATAGTAATATTAACAAGAGTTCTACTTTATCATATTTAATAAATATGTTATCTGTGCTTCATCTTATACTTTTTATTATTTTATTGCATAAACAAAGAAAGATAAAAAGTCGAATAGAAGAAGATATTAGATGTATAGACGAAGACAATGAATTCTTAGCAGATTCTAATAAAGATATGATTGAAACAATGAAAAAATTAAAGGAATACATAAAATATAATTATGATAAAATTAATGAAGTTACGGATATATTTGAGAAGTTTCAGGACACACAAGCAAAGATGGAGGATAACATAAGTAATCTAATAATGGATATGTCACAAGAAATAACGGTAAATACACAAGCAATTAATACAATTAAAAAACAGCATAATAAATTAGTAGATGGTATAATAGCGGCTATTGATAAAGGAAAATCAAGTAATGATAATAAAGATACTGCTACAGGCAACGAATATATACATAGATCGGTAGTAAAATCAGAGGTTATATGGCACCAATTTTTAGAGAATACTAAGGAATGTTATGTTAAGGACAAACAGAAATTATCGAGTGAAAATTTTAAAATTGATATTTAAATCATTTAATTAAACTATTTAAATAAAATATTTAATTAAGTCATTTAAATAAATATTATATTTATAAATTATATAAGGCAAATGTTGTGTAGATATGGTAATAGGCGGTTGTTTACTAGTAAATCTACACCAGTAATTATTAAAAACATACAACAAAATATAGAACAACAAATAGATAATAAAGATTTACTTAACAAAGTTAGGTTGAATGAAAATATAAAGTACCCTGATTTGGATGAAGATGTAAAAAAAGAAATATATAATAAGCAGTTGAAATTACTTGAAGATATTAATAAAAGAAATAAAAAGGATAAAAATAAAGATAGAAATTATAGTTCATTAGAAGACCCAATTAGAGACATTTATTAATTAAAATATAAAAATAACTAAATATTAAACATCATATTATATATTATATATAATATGAGTGATAGTAAATTAAAATTTATAGATCTATTCTGTGGAATAGGTGGGTTTCATCAGGTCTTAGCAAATGAATTAGGGCATGAATGTGTTCTTGCTTGTGATATTGATAAAAGTTGCAGAGAAGTATATAAGTTAAATTATGGATTAGAACCTGTGTCTGACGTTAATAAAATAAAAGAAAAAGAAATGGTGGATTTTGATATCATATGTGGTGGATTTCCTTGTCAACCATTTTCAAATGGTGGAAAAAAGAAAACTTTTGATGATGATAGAGGTTTATTGTTTGATAATATAATGAGAATAGCAAAAGAGAAGGGCCCAAAGTTTATGTTTCTAGAAAATGTAAAACATATTTTAAAGGTAGGTAATGGTGAAGTATTGGATTATATTAAAAAAAAGATAGCGGGAAATGGGTATAAATTACAGATAATACAAATGTCGCCACATGATTATGGTATTCCTCAACAGAGAGAGCGTGTATATTTTGTATGTGTAAGAAATGACATGTGGGAAGCGTGTGAGGATAAGGGACCCATAATTTTATTGGAAGATAAAACTAACATTAAAGGTGGCAATAATTTCAATAAATATTTGATAAATAAGGGGGATATAGAAGATAAATATATGGTTAAAGGTAATGAATTAAAAGCATTACAGGCGTGGGATGAGATGATTAAAATATTTGATATAGATGAAAAGATATCCCCAACTATAATGGTTAGTGAATTTTATAACACATATAGTGAGGAAGAATTTAAAGAGTTGGCGCAATGGAGACAGGATTACATAACAAAAAATAGACCATTATATGAAAAATACAAATCACAATGGGATGCTTGGTATGATAAACATAGAACTCTAATGAATACTAGAGAGATATATGCAAAATTGGAATGGCAAGTAGGTAAGATTAAACCGAAGGATTCAATATTTAATTATTTCATTCAGTTTAGACAGTCGGGTATTAGAGTAAGAAAGGCGCAATATTTCCCAACACTTGTAGCGATTAATCAAACACCGGTATATGGAAAAGAGTGCAGATATATTACTCCTAGAGAAGGTGCTAGATTACAATCATTTCCGGATAGTTTTAAGTTACCTGATAATGATAAGCATGCTTATAAACAGTTAGGTAATAGTGTTAATTGTTCTAACGTAAAAAATGTAATTAAGTCAACGTTATGTAAATATGGTTATAATTAATAAGTATTTAATGGATAAAGGGGGGTAAGGGGGGATTATTCCCCCCAGTGTAAAAGAGTAAAAAATATAAAAAAAAGTAAAAAAAAGTAGGGTAAAAATAAAAAATTGAAATAGTTAAATGTT